CACTTCAACTGCTTACACAACTACATTTGCTACAAGCAAATTAACTAGCGAATCATCTAGCACGTCTAAGAGTACAACGACTACGTATAACACTAGTACAATAACTACTAAGTCTACTAATACAGTTGTTTCCACAAACAAAAACACAACTACAACGTTTAATACTAGTAAAACAACGTTAACGACTTATAACACTAGTACTATAACAAGCAAGAATACTACTACAACTTGGGGTACTTCTAAATTAACTAATACAGTTTTTGAGACTTCTAAAAATACGTTGTCTACAGGTCAAATTTATAGATCAACAAGCCAATCAACAAACACTATAACCATAACAGCTTACAATACTAGTACAACTACAACATACAATACTAGCACAACAACATCAACGTCATACACTACGACTTGGTCAACTAGTAAAGCTACATTAACGACTTACAATACGAGTACTATTACCACTAAGGGTACAACAACAACTTTTAATACAGCATATAATACATCAACAGATACAGCTCACACCACAACCACTGTTTACACTACTACTTACAATACTAGTACAATAACAAGTAAAACAACTATCACAACGTTTAACACGTCTAAATCTACAACTACAACATACAATACTAGTACAACAACTACTTACAATACTAGTACGTCAACAACTGTTTCAACAAATAAAAACACTACAACCGTTTGGTCAACTAGCAAAGATACTACGACAACGTTTAATACGTCTACAGCAACTTTAACAACAACAACGTTTAATACGTCAACTAGTACGCTAACAACTTACAATACGAGTACATTAACTAATACGACCACGACATACAACACTAGCACGTTAACCAACACGACTACAACATACAACACCAGTAAAAATACAACTACCACTTTTTCAACAAATAAAAACACAACAACGACGTTCAACACATCTACATCTTACACTACCACTTACAACACTAGCACAAGCACTATAACGTCTTGGTATGAAGACGGTGGTAAACAAGGTCAACTAGGTGACAAGCCTTTTAGTGACGGTAGGTAGATAAGTGTAAAAGCGTGTAACTATTATACTATTAAGAATTCAAATCAAATTATATGGAAATGTTTAACAAAAAGGAGCTAGAGAAAAGAATAGGTCCTCTAAAAAAGAATGACAAATTATACGATTTAGAACAGGTTGAAGGCTATGTTCTAAGAAAATGTCAGGAAGCAGGTTTAGAACACAGTTATGATGTTGTGGCCGAAGAAATGCCTTACTTTAAAACACTAGCTTATACCGAGTACGCGGGAAACTTTTATATGCAACCGCTAAACTTTATGATGCGTAACGAACAGATGGCGGACGCGTGGGCTGATAACATTAAGCAAAAAGACAGGGTCGATTACGTCTCTTACTTAGTAAAAAATGTTGTTGGTGATAATGCTAATAAATACAAAGGTAGACAAGAAGAGATTGATAAGTATCCAGCTAAAGACTATTTAGTAGTTTTACCTGGTTCTAACAAGCTAAGAGAAAACGTCTGCTTGAATAAACTTAAACATATTGTTAATAAACACGGTAACAACGTCTTATTTAAACCTCATCCAATAACCACCCATCAAATAATAGGTGAGTTAAAGGACTTTTTTGGTGAAGAAAACATTCTTCCTAAAAATGTAGACATGTATTATTATATGCAAAAGGCTAAAGGTGTTTATTCCACCCACATAAGTGAGAGTCCTTTATACGCGTCTGTTTTAGGTAAAAGTATAGAACCTGTAGATGTTTGGAACAATATACAAAGAGGGTCTTTTTATTGTATAAATAGTTTTTTATACTTTCACCAATCAAATATAAAGGATTATGTTAATAGAACATTCTCTAGTTATAAATCTGGAATCATAAACCCGGTTGTTGATAAAAATTGGAAAGAAAAAGTAGACAAGTATATGGAATATATTTGTAAAAAAAGAGAAGTTTATAAAAATTGGTTTATATCTGAACCTAAAAAAGAACAAAGAAAATTAGTAAAAACATAACAATTAAATTAAATAAAATCAAAGATGAAAAAATTAAAAGAACTAAAGCCTAAGAGTGTAACTCAAGAGGAATTAAAATTAATAAAAGGATTAATAAACGCTATCAATCAAGCTCAACTGCAAATTGGTAGTCTTGAGGTTCAAAAGAAAACATTAGTTGATCAGTGCTTTTTTGCTCAAGATAAATTAAACTCTAACAACTCTTTGCTTAAAGAAAAGTATGGTGATGTTTCAGTTAATATTCAAGACGGGTCCTTAAAAACTATACCCAAAAATGAATCTAATTAGAAAGATTAGTATAGGTAAAGACTATAAAAACGAAGCTATGCATTATGCAGTGGGGCAGGAAGTATACGGTGGCCACACTATTTGTGATATAATTGAAGAAGATAAAAAGTTCAGTATTTATATCATGAAGAATAAAGAAGTACTACCTTGGAAAGATTTCAATAAAAACATGGCAATAGCCGTGGAGTATAATTTAGAATATTAATGCAGGGTTTATTTGACTTTGTAGTTAAACCAAAAGGATCAAGATATAATAACGTTAAGAAAATTGGAGATAAAGAGTTAATATTAAACTCAGAGATATTCAACCATCAATACGTTAATAGAGAAGCTGTTGTTGTTTCAACACCTAAAATAATACCAACTGATATAAAACCTGGTGATACAATTATAGTACATCATAATGTTTTTAGAAGATGGCATGACCAACAGGGTGTTGAAAGAAACAGTAGAGGCTACTTTAAAGAAGATAAGTATTTTGTTTCTATGGACCAGATATATTTATATCAAAATAAAGATGGTTGGTTCTCGCTACCAGATTACTGCTTCGTAAAACCTATAGTATCAAAAGAGGATATGTGGGCTGAAGATAAAGAAAAACCATTAGTTGGTATTGTTAAGTATACAAACAAAAAACTAAGTTTAAAAAAAGGTGATCTAATAGGTTTCACACCTAACAGTGAATATGAGTTTATCATAGAAAAAGAAAGGCTTTATAGAGTTTTATCTAAATTTATTACAATCAAATATGAATATCAAGGAGACGAAAAAGAATATAATCCTAGCTGGACATAAAGCAGTTGAGGAATTAATAAAAGTTGCCAAAGAAGCTATAGTTGATTCTGGTGAAGATATTACAGCAGACAGATTAAAAAATGCGGCAGCTACAAAAAAACTAGCTATTTTTGATGCGTTTGAAATTCTTAATAGAATTCAGGACGAACAAGATATGTTAGATAACAAACCAAAGGAAGAGAAAAGAATAGAAGCTTTTGGAGGGTTTGCAGAAAAAAGATCTAAATAATGTACAACCAAACGTTGTATGAGGTTGTAGAACCTATAAAAATAAACACCATTAAGAGACTTAATAAGTCTAAAAAATGGGAATACGGTTACAATAAAGAACATGATTTAATTGTAATATCAAAAACTGGTCAAATAGGTGAGATATATAATATACAAAACCTAACAATAGCTTTACCAAAAGAAGATAAAGTCCATAAATTTGATAACGACACGTGGGAGGTAACTGAACAACCTCAACCACTACAAAGAATAAAGACAATATTTGATTGGAAAGACTACCCGCAAGACTTTAAAGAGAAGCATGTAGATTACATTGAGGATGAATTTAGAAAAAGAGATGACGGTTTTTGGTTTTATAATAAAGGTAAAGCAACATATATAACAGGGACACACTATATGTACTTACAGTGGTCTAAGATTGACGTAGGTCAACCGGATTTCAGAGAAGCTAATAGATTGTTCTATATTTTTTGGGAAGCTTGTAAGGCTGATAAAAGAGCATACGGTATGTGCTACTTGAAAAATAGAAGATCTGGTTTTTCTTTTATGGCTTCAGGCGAACTTGTTAATCAAGCAACAATATCAAGTGATTCTAGGTTTGGTATATTGTCTAAAACTGGACCAGATGCTAAAAAGATGTTCACAGACAAAGTTGTGCCAATATCAGTTAATTACCCGTTTTTTTTCAAACCAATCCAAGATGGTATGGATAGGCCAAAAACAGAGCTTGCGTATAGAGTGCCAGCATCTAAGTTGACTAGAAGGAAAATTGAACAAGGAAGCGATGGCGAAGAGTTAGATGGCTTAGATACAACTATAGATTGGAAAAATACAGGTGACAACAGTTATGATGGTGAGAAGCTGAAACTATTAGCTCATGATGAAAGTGGTAAATGGGAGAGGCCTAACAATATATTAAATAACTGGAGAGTTACAAAAACAACACTACGATTAGGTAGTAGAATTATAGGTAAGTGTATGATGGGATCAACATCGAACGCTTTAGACAAAGGAGGAGCAAACTTTAAAAAACTATTTAATGGATCTGATGTCACAAAAAGAAACAGAAATGGACAGACTAGCTCAGGATTATATTCTTTGTTTATACCTATGGAGTGGAATTACGAAGGATTCATTGATACTTATGGACACCCTGTCTTTGATACGCCGAAGGAAGAGGTTCAAGGACCTTACAATGACGTAATTGATACAGGAATTCTAGAACATTGGCAAAATGAAGCTGACGGATTAAAAAGTGATGGAGATGCTTTGAATGAGTTTTACAGACAGTTCCCAAGAACTACTGAGCACGCTTTTAGAGATGAAACACAAAACAGTATATTTAATTTAGCTAAAATATACGAGCAAATAGATTATAACGAAGAGCTAAATGCGCCACTAACGCAAGGTAATTTTCAATGGGTTAATGGGGTTAAGGACGGAAAAGTTATATTTTATCCTGATAATAAAGGAAGGTTTAAAATTAGCTGGACACCTAAGATACACCAACAAAATAACCATACTATTAAGAATGGTTTAAAATACCCAGGCAATGAACATATGGGTGCTTTTGGATGTGATAGTTATGACATATCAGGAACAGTGGATGGTAAAGGATCGAAAGGCGCTTTACACGGTTTGACTAAGTTTAGCATGGAAGACTGTCCACCAGCTCACTTCTTCCTAGAGTATGTAGCTAGACCACAGACGGCTGAGATATTCTTTGAGGACGTTCTAATGGCTTTAGTATTTTACGGGATGCCTATATTAGCAGAGAACAATAAACCCCGTCTATTATACTATTTGAGAAGACGTGGTTATCGAGGTTATTCAATGAATAGACCGGACAAGATATGGAACAAACTATCTGTAGCAGAAAAAGAGGTTGGTGGAATTCCTAACTCAAGCGAAGATATAAAGCAAGCTCACGCCGCAGCAATTGAAATGTACATACAAGATCACGTAGGTATGAAATCAGATGATACCCATGGTGATATGTATTTTTCAGAAACACTACAGGATTGGGCTAAGTTTGACATAAACAATAGAACAAAATTTGATGCAGCAATAAGCTCTGGTTTGGCGGTAATGGCTTGTAATAGGCATCTTTACAGACCTAACGCAGAAATAAAAAGAGAAAAACTAAATATAAGTATATCTAAATATAAAAACCAAGGTGTGCGCTCTAAATTAATAGATTAAACAAATGGCAGAATCAATTACAAAAGGTTATTTCCCAAGTCAAGTCGTAAGCGACTCTGAGAAGGTCGGTCTTGACTATGGGTTAAAGGTTGCTAAAGCGATTGAACAAGAATGGTTTCAACGTGATTCTGGAACTAATAGATTTTATAACAACCAAAGTGAGTTTCACAAACTAAAACTTTACGCAAGAGGAGAGCAGTCAATACAAAAATATAAAGATGAATTATCTATAAACGGTGATCTATCTTACCTTAATTTAGACTGGAAACCAGTACCTATTATACCTAAATTTGTAGATATAGTGGTTAATGGTATGTCTGAAAGGATGTATGATATAAAAGCTTACTCTCAAGATCCATACGGAATGAGTAAAAGAACTCAATACATGGAGTCTATACTTAGAGATATAGAAACAAAAGAATTGATTGATTTTGCACAAGAGTCATTAGGTATATCTTTGCAAGAAAACGCACCAGAAACTTTACCTGATAGCGAAGAAGAATTAAGCCTTCACATGCAGCTTAGCTACAAGCAAGAGGTAGAAATTGCTAATGAACAGGCTATAGCTGTTATATTAGCTGGTAATAAATTTAATGAAACAAGAAAAAGACTTTACTACGATCTAACCACTATAGGTATAGCTTGCGTTAAAGATAAATTTACTACATCAGAAGGTATAAAAGTTGAATACGTAGATCCTGCTAATATAGTTTACTCTTACACAGAGTCACCTTATTTTGAAGATTTATATTATGTTGGTGAAGTTAAGACAATACCTATAAACGAATTAAAAAAGGAATTTCCTGGTTTAACTCAAGAAGACCTTGATAAGATAATAAAACAACCAAATCAAACCTCTCAATTTAGAGGGTCCACTCAAAACAATAGTAATGATAAAAATACAATAGATATATTGTACTTTAACTACAAAACCTATATGAACGAGGTCTACAAGGTTAAGGATACTATGACTGGTGGTAGTAAGGTTATATTAAGAGATGATAATTTTGATCCACCAATAAATGATATGGTTGGTGATTATGGTAAAATAGAAAGATCTCTTGAGGTTCTTTACGAAGGTGTATTGATATTAGGAACAGACAAATTACTTAAGTGGGAAATGTCTAAAAATATGATGAGACCTAAAAGTGATTACACTAAGGTTAAAATGAACTACAATATTGTAGCTCCTAGAATGTACAAAGGAAAGATTGAGTCTTTAGTGAAACGAATTACTGGTTTTGCCGATATGATTCAAATAACTCACTTAAAGTTACAGCAAGTACTAAACAGGATGGTACCAGATGGTATTTATTTAGATGCTGATGGATTAGCTGAAATAGATTTAGGTAACGGAACTAATTACAATCCACAAGAAGCTTTAAACATGTATTTCCAAACTGGTTCTGTTATAGGTAGGTCGTTTACATCAGAGGGTGATATGAACCCAGGTAAAATACCTATACAAGAAATAACAACTGGATCTGGTGGAGGTAAAATACCTGTGCTGATTCAAAACTACAACTATTACATGCAGATGATACGTGACACAACCGGGCTTAACGAAGCTAGGGACGGTAGCACACCTGATAGTAGGGCATTAGTTGGTGTACAAAAATTAGCAGCAGCAAATTCAAACACTGCCACAAGACATATATTAGACTCTGGGTTATACCTTACAGCTGAAGTAGCTGATTCTATATCATTAAGAATATCTGATATATTAGAGTACTCCCCAACAAAGGAAGCTTTTATACAAAAAATAGGTGGACACAACGTTGGCACATTAGAAGATATAAGCTCTTTACATCTTTATGACTTCGGTATATTCTTAGATGTTTCACCAGATGAAGAAGAAAAAACATTGTTAGAGAATAACATACAGGTTGCTTTAGGTCAACAAATGATAGATTTAGAAGATGCGATTGACTTAAGGGATATTAAAAATGTTAAACTAGCCAATCAGTTACTAAAAGTTAGAAGGAAAAAGAAAAGAGAAAGAGACGAACTTCTACAAACAAAAAATATAGAGACTCAAGCTAACGCAAACGCTCAAGCACAGAAGGTTGCTGCTGAGGCAGAAGTACAAAAGAATCAAGCTTTAATGGCAAGTACAATGCAGCTTGAAGAAGCTAAGATGATGCTAGAACAAAAGAAAATGATGGCTGAAGCTCAAATCAAAAAAGAACTTATGAATCATGAGTTTATGATAAACATGAAGCTCAAAAACATGGAGCTTAATGTAAATAAGAGCAAAGAAACTGGCAAAGAAGACAGAAAAGATGAAAGAACTAGAATTCAAGCTAGTCAACAATCTGAATTAATAGATCAAAGAAGTAACAATAAAGCACCTAAAAAATTTGAGTCAGTGGGTAATGACAACTTAGGTGGAATAGAATTTTAACCCATAACACTAATTATATAATATTATATCATGGCAGAAAAAAAAGAACCGGTCCAAGAACCTGTTGTAAAACAAGAAGCGGCAATCAAAAGTAGCGAAGCTATTACAGATGCTAAGATCGAAGCTCCTCTTAAAGAGGGTGGAGATATGAAAATTAAACCTACTAAACCTAAACAGTTAGCTAATAACGAAACTGAAGAAGCAATTAAAAT